CATCCCTGTGAGCCTGTTGAGTCTTCATTATATAATAAAAACAGAATCCAATAATAACTGCTGGCAGTCCTATTCTTTCTACCAAAAGCATTACTTGATCTATTTCCATAATTGTTTCAACAGGAGGATGGTGTCCACTCATGGTTTAGTAGGCCAAGTGATTTTGTCAGGATCGCTATTATCTTTAGGAACATCTCTTAGCTTCTGCCTATAAGTCTTCATTCCTGCACTCAACGTCTGATCTGATAATGCTAGGTAATCCGTTTCCTCTAACTTCCGATTCCGATCCGCACGAACATCCTTCCACTTCTCTGCGGTTTGACAAGCTGTCAGAGCATCATCGTCTTTAACGATAACCTTCTTACTAGCATCCCATTTAAGGTGGTAGTGTTGGCCTGTTTCTATCTCTGAGTGGATGTGACCACTCTCGTTAAACGT